GAATTGCTACGGGGATTATGGCCTTCGGCCAGATGCGTTCCCACGTGGCGACATCGGCTCGGCTGCCCGCTTCTTCTACACGGCGAAGGCTAACAAGGCCGATCGCGCGGACAGCAAGCATCCGACGGTCAAGCCGATAGACCTCATGCGCTGGCTGGTGCGGATGATCACGCCACCCGGCGGCACCGTGCTGGACCCGTTTGCAGGCAGTGGCACCACGGCCGAAGCCGCGATGCTGGAGGGCTTCGACAGCGTCCTGATTGAGCGCGACCCGCAGCACGCTGCCGACATCACGCACCGTATCGCCCGCTGGTCCGGCGACGACGCGCCGCTGCTGGCCTGGGGCGCGGCACAGCTCGCGGAGGCCGCCGCGGAATGACCGCGGACCTGCCTTTCCCGTTCTCCGGCCGTCCGCGGTGCGCGAAACGGCCTGAGCTGGAATGCACCGCGGAGTGCGAATACGGCATTGCCGGGCCGTGCGGCCACGAAAAGCTGCGCGCCATGAACGGCTCGACGCGACTCAGAAACACCGCCATAAAGCAAGACCCCCGCGCGGCTGGAACCGTGCGGGGGCCTGTATCGGATTTAACTGGCGTGGAGGCCAGCGAAAGGGTGCTCTCATCCCCTATTTCGCATGGCCTCTCAGCCTTAGCAAGAGAGGTGTGCCCAATGCCATTCAACCGTCCGAACGATGAGCGTGGCCGCGCTGTGCGTGCCCGGCTGGCTGCCCTGGTGCGCGAGTATGCCGACGCCGGCAGGCCGCTGCCGCGGCATTGCGACTTTGCTGCGATGCTCGGGATCTCCCCGTCGCAGATCACTCGGCATCTTAACCGGTTGATGGACGAGGGGGCGTTCTCGCCGACCTGCCGCCACACCCGGATTTACGTAGGAGAGGTGGCATGAGCGACCATCATCATCCGCTGGTGGGCGCCGGCGCGCACATGCTCGATGAGCACAATACCACCAAGTATCAGGCGCTTGTTATCGATGTCATCCCGTCAGGTTGCCCAGAGGTTGGCGACCTGGCGCTAGTCCAATTCTATGAATGGATGGTCGGCGAACCCACAAATCGTCGGCTGATACCACTCCGTGAGTTAGCTACCGAGCACTGGAAACTGTTCTCCAGCTTGGAGGAAGCCAACGATTATTACACCAATGTCGCATCGTCCCGCGACAAGAGGATCCGGGCCGGATTGGAGAAGAAGCCATGAGCGCCAATGGGAACGGCCATTACTGGTCGAAGTTCTGCTGGCGCGACTGGCAGAACGACGAGGCGCTGCAAATGTGCAGCCTCGCCGCGCAGGGGCTTTGGATGCGCCTGCTGTGTCTCGCGCATGCGTCGGAACCGGTCGGCCACGTGCTCATAAATGGCAAGAGACCGACCAGTGATCAGATAGCGTTCTTGGTGAGATCACCGAGAGATCAGGTAGAGATGCTCCTGAGAGAGCTTGAGGATGCTGGCGTGTTCAGCAAGACAAAGGGCGGCGTCATGTTCTCACGTCGCATGGTTCGAGACGCGCAAGTATCTGAAGTTGCAAGAGAGAATGGCAAGAAAGGAGGCAATCCGAAACTAAGGGGGTTAACCCACCCCTTAACCGGGGGGTTGGCTGAAGGGTTAAACTTAGAGTCAGAGTCAGAGTCAGAGGTAGAAAGAAAGTCCCCCCCCGTAGTCCCCCCGTGGGGGGACGCGCGGCGCGCCAATGGCAAACAACGCTACCGAAGTGGCGCCCTCGACCTCATGGTCCGGGAAGGAGGGTTCGACTATGCCCACTGATCCCAATCTCACCCGCAAATGGCTCAAAATGATCGGCGTGCTCAATGACGCCGCCATGGCCACCGAGGAGTTCGAGTTGCGACTCGCCGTGCTGGCGCCAGCGCTCGCAGCGGAGTTTCCGCCCGAGATCTTCACCCCAGACACCGCACGCTCCGTTGCGCGGCAGTCCCGGTACTTCCCCGTGTTCGGCGAGATCTGCGCGCTACTGGAGCCAGCGTGTCGTGAGCAGCGCGAGCGCCAGCGCTACCTTGCGCTGCCACCACCGCGCAGCGAGAGCCGAGAGCCCTACGTGTTGCCACCGCCGCCGCCGGAAAAGCCGCCGCGAAGCCGCATTCGCATCGAAGCCCGCGACATTCCATCACCGATACGGACGGTCGAGCAGCAGTTGGCGATCCTGCGCGCCAGCGAGACGGTCGACGCATGACCGCCAACGACGACCGGCGCGCCGCATGATCAGCGCGGACACCCCAACGCTCGGTGACTTCCACAGCGCCGTCCGCGTCATGCGCAACGCCATCAGCGATGTCATGGCCCAGCACGACATGGACAACGCCCTGGCAATCGCCGCCCTCGGCGCACTGCTCGGCGCTTGGCTCCGCCAGATCGAGGACACCAGCACCAGACGCGAAAGGGTCGACAGCCTCGTCCGCGCCCTGCGCAACTCCGCCGGACTGCGTGGCGCCGCGTGACCAACGTCGTCGCCCTCGGCCGCGTCGTCATCGCAACCGGTGAACCCGTCGCCAACGTCGTGGCCGATATCCAACTCCTCCTCGACCGCGCCCAACGCGGCGAAGTCCGCGGCATCGCTTGGGGCTACGTCGACGGCGCAGGCTTCGCCACCACCGGCTGGCAAACCGGCACCGCCGACAGCGCAACCCTCTGCGCCTCAATCGCCCTGCTCAACCACAAGATGCTCACCGCATGGGGCGACTACGATCCAACTCCGCCGCCAGATCCGGACGCCACCGCGTGATCGGCTTCCACATCGATCCCAACGAACTCCTGCTGGTCGGCAAGCCACGCATCGATGCGTTGTTGCACGACGTGGAAGAATGCGTCCGCCGCTCCGAATGCTCGCTCGTCGAAGCCGCAATGGCACTCGCGTTCGCAAGCTCCGTCGTGCTGGCAACGATCCCCAACCGCGCCGAACGCGAAGCACTCGCCGCCGCAATCTGCTCCGCAATCGCCAACTGGACGCTCAACCCACAATCCACAGCGAGGCACTGATGTTAGCGACCATCCCTGAGATGTTATCGCTGCAAGTGTCTGATATCACCGCGTATTCCCGCAATGCGCGCACCCATTCCGCCGCCCAAATCGAGCAAATCGCTAACAGCATCCGCCAGTTTGGCTTTACCAATCCCCTCCTAGTCGATGAGAACAGGCTCGTTATAGCCGGCCACGGGCGGCTACAGGCCGTCCAGCGCCTTGGATGGGTGGAGATACCGGCCATCGTGCTGACCGGCCTCAGCGACGCTCAGAAGGCTGCGCTGAGGGTGGCCGACAATAAGCTGGCCCTGAACGCCGGCTGGGACGACGATCTACTGCGGGCGGAACTGATGGACCTGCGCGATGTCGGGTTCGATCTGGCGCTCACCGGCTTCGGCGACGACGAGCTCGCGGACCTGTTCGCAGAGCAGACAACTGGCCTCACCGATCCGGACGATGTGCCCGAGGCGCCGGCCGAGCCAATCACGCGCGCCGGCGATGTGTGGCTGCTCGGGCGCCACCGCCTAGTGTGCGGCGATGCAACCAACGAGGTCGACGTGTCGCTCTGCCTCGGCGCCGTCCGCCCGCACCTCATGGTCACCGATCCGCCGTATGGGGTGGATTACACGCCTACATGGAGGGATGACGCCAATCGCCAGGGAATATTGAACCACATCGGGCGCGATCGTTCGGTTGGTCTGGTGGTTAACGACACGCAGTCAGACTGGAGCGATGCGTGGGCGTTGTTCAGCGGGGAAGTCGCATACGTCTGGCACCCGGATCGGTACGCCAGCAATGTCCAGGCTTCTTTAGAAGCGACAGGGTTCGAGATACGCTGCCAAATCATCTGGGCGAAGTCGTCCTTTGCGATCTCGCGCGGCCACTACAACTGGCAGCATGAGCCGTGCTGGTACGCGGTCAGACGCGGCAAGACAGGGCACTGGCAGGGCAATCATTCCGCTTCCACGCTGTGGGAAATTACGCACCATAAGAACGAGACCGGCCACAGCGCGCAGAAGCCGGTCGAGTGCATGCGTCGCCCGATCGAGAACAACTCCTCCCCAGGTCAAGCCGTATACGACCCGTTCGTCGGCTCCGGCACCACCATCATCGCCGCCGAAATGACCGGACGCGCATGCCACGCCATCGAGATATCGCCGGCTTACTGCGATGTCGCAGTGCTGCGCTGGCAGGCGTTCACCGGCCAGACCGCAACCCGCCAAGACGGCACACCGTTCGGAGATGCACATGCCGACCAAATCTGATCGCATCCCTCCCGGCATCCACCCTGACGACATCATCACGCGATCCGGCGAGCGACCGATGCGTTTTACCGAAGAGCAGCGGCGCTACGTGCTGACCATGGCCGGCTTCGGCATCACCCAGGCCGATATGGCCAAGGTCCTGGACATCGACCTCAAGACGCTGCGCAAGCACTTCCGGCGCGAGCTGGATACTGGACCGACCGAGGCCAACGTCCGTGTCGCCCAGGCGCTCTACACCAACGCCACCAAGCACATGCACGCGGGCGCGCAGATCTGGTGGACCAAGGCGCGCATGGGTTGGAAGGACAACGTGACGGCCGACCAACTCGGGCCGCAGTCGGTCCAGTTCCTGCATCTCGTTGCCATGCGTGCGTTCAGCGACGAACTCAACGCTCAGCGCGTTGTAGATGGTAA